ACGCTTTCCATGCACTAAAGTTCCCAGTGGTATCATTTTCGCTACTTTGACTCGCAGTATATCCACCAGTTGTTGCAGCCGTCAAATACACCTCCGGGTACTTCCGCAGAGGTCGATCGTGGGGTCCCGTGTACTCGGCGACGACATTCGAATCCGATCGAATCGTCGTGACGTGTAAATTCCCCGTGACTGTTGCTTCTTTCGAAGCGATTAAGTGCTCGGAAACGGTGAGTGTATCCGTCACCGTAGCATTTGCACTCACGGTTAAATCAGTCGAAACAGTGGCGTTTCCAGTCACTACGAGATCCCGACCGATCTGAGCATTCGCGGTCGTCACGAAGCCTGTCGTTGCATTGGAGAATTGTAGAGTGTTCGAAGTAACGTTTCCCGTATCAGAAACACTCTGGAGACCGTGTGCGGTCTCTACATTTATTCCACCAATATTCATCGCTTGCGCGTAGACGTTTCCTGAAACCACCCGAAGGTGGGCGTCCCTGACGTTCAAGTACGTATTCAGATTATTGATAGACATCTAATATAACGTAAGAAATGATTTACGTGTTATTAGGTGTGACTATTCTTCTTCAAGTATAGCTGTAGCATCCGGCCTCGTTGGCCAAATAGCGTTCGCTGGATCTTCCGTGTTCGCGGGAAGATCTCGGAGGGCTTGGCGGTACTCGAGCCATTCGGTTTGTTTCGCGAGGGATGTGTGTGGCCAATCGGGGAGGGCGTACTTATCCGTGTCACGTAAAAATTGGTCGCGTTTAGACTTTAAAACGTCCATTTAAGATATACTAAGAATTAATATACACTCGGTCGAACGAATATGCGTACACACGCGAATTCGCTATTTCCCTGACTGTTATACGCCACACCCGTATCGCTATGATAAGCTCCGTAAATTGAACCGACATTATTCGTATTTCCTTGGTGAAGAATGTATCCTCCATCACTCAACCCCTGATCGTTATAAGATCCGTTGTAATTAAAATTTGCTGCACAAGAATAAAACCACCCACCACTATTTATCATGTCGTAATTCTGATTGGTAACGGGTGTACGCGTCGTAAACGAATATCCATCCGAACTCGAAGCCAAACCACTCGCACCCGGGTATGACGACGTTCCTGGATTAAATGCTACCGAGAGTTGATGACCTCGCCAAATCGAACCCACGCGCATACCCCCTTCATAACGACCCGCATACCCACCTCCCAATGCCACTATCATCACGTCTAAGTCGTACCCATTACCATCCAGCGAAAGAATATTAAGAGGTACAGCGAATGTATTATTCCAGCGTATATTTTTTGAATCACCTAGACCCTTAGTAAATATGTCTAGATCACCATTCGTAGGATGCCCTTTCACCTGGTATCCATTTTTAGCAAATTGAGCCATACACATCCATCCACCACCCGCCCAATCAGGTTCACAATACACGTGATAAATTGTATCACCACCGTTTCTTCCTACGATAGGATACACACCCTTTGCACAATTTCCATTCGCCATGTGATCCCACATCGTAGGTAACGCGAGTGGGCGACTCGTTATGTACCGGATATCTCCCATGACGTTCACGGGTCCGGAAATGTGAAGAGGTTGGGGGTTCGTCACACTCCCCGTGCGACCCATATCATAGAGGGTCTTGACCTCTTCGGCCGTGAGGGCGACGTCGTAGAGTTTGAAGTTGGAGATGGAGCCGTCATGGTATCCACTTCCCGCTTCTGTGGAACCTATACACAATGTAGCATTTGGATCTATAACTGTTGTATCGTTAGCTGTTGCTCCGCCATTGAAAGCGTTGCCTCCACGACCAAACTCAATCACACCATTTATATACAGTTGATGGTTTATAGAACTCAACGCTGAACCAGCGGGTCCATTATTAAGTACAAAAACAAAGTGATTCCACGTGTCCGGAGTTAAGGAATTGTTAGCGAACATATATGTCCCATCGGCTAATGCAATAAAAAGTCCAGTGCCCGGTGCCGAACCCGAAACCACGTTTATTTTCACATGTTTTGATGTAGCCGCTCCGCCGTCCAATTCCAGTAAAGTATTGCTATCAGCGTTTTTAATCCATCCAGAAATACTTAAAGTTCGCATTTCGGAATTATTCAGTGTATTTTTAAGATTATCATCCGTCCCATCAAATACCAAGGCTTTATCAGTCGCATCATACGACGCCCCACCGTAAAACACCCCATCATTCCCCCTCCCACTCGTGTCCCTCACAGCCCCCTCGAACGTGGGGTTGGTCGAGGTATTGTATTCCACCACGAGTCGGTCCCGACGGGGTGTATCGTCCGCGTCGAGAGCCGGTCCAATTCGGGGAACTGTGAGGTTCTTTGTGAGAGTCAGTTGACCATCGTGGAGAACGGATTGACCCTGCTCGCGGGTGCCGAAGAATTTCAAGTGTCTAATTAGTAATTGATTATTTCCGGAATCGTTACCAGGTTTTCCGAAAGTTTTTGATCTAGCAATCATAGCGTGGTATTTGTATGCGGTCGTAGAATTGACATTTACTCTTGCACTACCACTCTCGTAACTAGGCCACCCGGTATATGTAGGACTTTCATTATCCACTAATACGTACCAATCAACACCATTGTTACTACCTACAATTTGTATACCCTGTGGACCTCTATTTCCAACCTGGAATATGTCTATAATAATGTGAGACACGGTTATACCATAAGGAGATTCTAACCGAATCCACTCGCCTAGAGGGCCACTAGAATATAACTGAGCACTCCCGGTATAAACACCTGTGTTCCAAGTATATCCACCATTCGACCCCCAACCTGCTGGTTCGGGATGACGCAGTTTATCGAATGCACGCCAACCAATTCTATTATTACTCTCAGACGAACTCACACTCGCACAAAACTCCCCGTGACCCTCAAAGTATGTCTTGTAGCCGGTCATGCCCCTTGGAGGAAACTCTTCCAAGTTGTGCGGTTCATCCGCCACGCTCAAAGATCCTTGGGGTGCATCTGTGCCTATCCCCAATTTTCCCTGTTGAAGCACCATCTGCGGTTTCGCACGCCCGAACTCGTCCTTTTGTGCGTTCCAAATCTCGAGGGCTTGGTCCTCCCCGATGAACTTGTCGTAGACCCTAAAGTTCGCCACCTTATCGATGTTCCCGCCACCGATCTGAATGGGGACCTGAGAGGCCTCTTCTGTGCCGTAGAGTTCCCATTCGGGTATGAGCATTATCGTTTGAGTTCCACCAACAGTTATTCCGACAAGTCTGAAATATTTGTAATAACCTGTATGTGAAATTGTGAGAGTTTGATCTTTTAGGGTACTTGAAAATTGATGAACGAGATTCCAAGTTGAACCGTTTGTGCTACCGAGTATCACTCCACTCGTTGGAATTCTATCATTCCATTGCGAATTACCATCCGCATTTCCAAAAACGTACTTTGTTGTATTGATGGAATGGGGTAATTCTATTTGTAACCATTCACCGGTCCATGTATTAGAGCTTTCTGTTGTTTGAAAACCACCTTCACCTAATGGTGGAACTTCATTAAGGTATGAAGTATTAAATGTACTTCCGGCTGTGTATCGTCCACTACCCGAACCCGTCCGTGGACCCGATTCCCATGTATGATCAAGACCGGTGCTGGTTAATACTCCATCAAAACCGTGTTCTGGTTCCGTACCAGAATTATAAAATGAACTCGCACTCGCCACATACCCCCTCTGTGCCGGACCAGTCATCGCAATGTGCGGATACTTGAGAACATTGGTGGGATCGGGAAGGCGAACCAGGTCATTCTCGCGGTGGCCATAGAAAATCGCCTGTTCAACCATCAACGTGGCACTACTACCATTTGCCTTTGACTTCACTAAAAGTTTTAAATATTTGAACGATTCGGTTACACCACTTATCCCTGTATCATGAGTCCCATTAGAAGCTCCAGCAGCTAAGTTAGCATCATCTTCACTGTGAAGTAAAGTCCAATTTACATCATCGTTACTACCTAAGATAACATACGATTTGAGATGATATTGTGGGTGTACAAAATGAGTTGTTTTGAAACGATTTAAACGAAGTTTATGCGGTAATTCCAATTTTAACCAATGTCCAGCGTGGGCCGTTCCATTTGTATCAGTAAATGATGGGAGTGATCCATTAAGTGCGACTGCCAAAAATGGACTAGACGTCGAATAACCAGAATCAACCTGCCACCGATTACCAGTTCCTACTGCATTGAATGCGTTATATGGTTTACGTGCTTCGGTTGTATTTTCAAAATTACTACTCACCACATACCCACCCTGTGAGTACCCCGTCATCGCGAACGGTGGGTACTCCCCGAAAGTATCTTCGGCTTGGTCTTCGGCCACCTTACGTCCATCCAGGTAGGTTACTCGGGAGCCACCTTCACCCTGGTACGCGTAGGTCAGGTTGTGCCACGTGTTCGATTGGAGTTTCAAGTTCACGGAATCCAACTTCTCTTCCGAGGCAATGGAAAAAACGCACGTATTAGAAACGTTCGCCTCCAAGTTCGAAGAATTGAACCACACGGAAACTGCGTGGGGTTGGTCACCCTCGAGGAATGTATTCGCCTCCACTGCAAGGTTAGATGTGAGCGTTCCGTTAAGGGTCCAGTATTTACCGTCCGTGACGTACGTCGATTGGTTCCCCGAAGGATCGGGACCACCCGAAATCTGGTTCGTCCCTAATCCCGTCGCACCATCGACGAGGACCTGGACACCCGTCGTTTGGGGGTTATTGAAGCGGGACTTAAAGGTCGTATCGACCGAATGGTCACCCGCGGGTGGGTCTTCTTCGTAACCGTAGTATTTGAGATCGCGAACTTCCGTTGGTCCATACTCATTGTTATTGCCTATAGTTTCAATTACAAACAAAATATACGAAAAGTATCCGTCACTCACTATATTATTTAGAGTAGTGGAGTATAAGTACTCAGTAGTAGCACCTGGAACGAGACCACCACTCCACGATAACTGACCCTCATTAAATGTTTTTAATAGAACCCAATTAGTGCCATCGTTACTACCTAAAAATGTTCCCGACGTTGGTCGTTTATCATTATTGGTACTATTATAAGTACTCTTTTGTGATTTAAACGAAATGGAGTTAAGTTTAATTTTTTTAGGAAGTTCAAGTTTAATGTAATGACCCGTATAAGAAGTTCCATTTTCATCTTGAAATGTTACACCGCTTATAGGATCACCGGTCGCTAGGACGTACCCATTTCCACCGACGTCTTCAGATGACCATATGTGAGCAGTAGTAGTTAACTCACCACCTTTAGTTGAGAAGGCCTTATACACTTGTCTATCACCATACACACTATCGGTGCTTATTGTATATCCAGCTTGTGTGTACGTATTGGTCGTATCGTTACGATCAACCTTTTCATCTTCAAAAATCATCTCCGGATACTTCTTAAGCGTCGCGACCCCGCGTCCGTGCGGACCCGAAACATCCGTGATCACGTTGGAATTGTGCTGGATACCTTTCGTCTGGATGCGACCCGTCGTCGTATCGACCATGGTATTCGACGTGCCGACGAATGTGACCATGTTCGCGTTCCGGATCTGTAGATTATCGATCGTCTGTTCCAGCGACATATCTACTATGAAGGAAGGTTTTTTCTTGCAAAGTGGGTTGCACTTTGGAGGAAATTTTTTATAAAGACGAGAAATACTCACCCACAAATGAATTGTAGCTAGAAGCTAAATGATAATTAAACAAGTACACAGAAACCACGTCCCCAACGTTTAGCTTGAGTAATACCATTCCACTTCCCATGTCTCGTACTTGGCCAAGGTAAATTGAACCATACGAACCGCTTATATCACTATCATTAACCCGGAATCGTGCGTATGAACTAGTAGTACCAGAATCTGGGTGTCGCAATGAACAGAAAAATTTGTAAACACCCGCGAGAGGGACTGTAAACTTCCCTGTAGATGTATCAAAACCACCGCCTCTCGATATCCATAAATTATTCCATGGTATAGTTATATTGTTGCTAGTGCCGGCGTTCGTAGTATACGCCGCAAAATATACTGGACACCCACCGTGTATATTACCTCGCACCTGTACATTACCCCGTACATCCAAAGCTGCACGAGGCTTAGATGTTCCGATTCCAAGTTGACCTGCGTTAAGAGTCATACTGAGGTCCCCGTGACCGAAATACTCTTTCTGGTAGGCGTACAATTGCCACGCTTCGTAGCTTGATAAGGCTCGTTTGAAAATGCGGAAGTTCGCAATGTTTCCATGGAATGGGTAAGGAGAAGAAGTGTAATATCGCTTTCCCAATACCACCCTCGAAGAACTATTTATGTTAAGTTCGTCTCCATCTGTCGATGCGGTGCGTGTACTTTCAAGGAAAGGTACATATAAACCATTTACATATACACGCTCTGTTGCAGATGTTGTTCCACCACCGGAATATGTATAAGTGACATTATACCACTCATTTTCGCTAAACGTGTAATCCAATCTTACATCTTGGCCCCAGTGTACAATTTGTAAACGTCTCCGCGAGTCATCCCCATCCGCAAGGGCTTTTCTTCTCAATAAAAATGCACTAACCGACCCAGTAGCCGGTGTACTACCGTCCATATTTGCAGATGGGAGAATCATCATTATGTTTTGGTAATCTGCCATACTGGTCGTCTTAAACCATACGCTTATAGAATGTACCCAATCGCCAGGTCCCGGAACTCCGTCAATGGTGTCATCACCCAATATAAAATTAGATGCATTTCCGGTAAAACTCCACGATTTTATTCCATCCGATGTATCAAGCGGAACAGTTCCATTAATCGTCGCATCCCTATGCGTTGCCGTCACTTCATCTAAGATAGTAGTTCCAGATGAATAGTTCGTAGCATCGTAATACCTTTCTAACCAGTCGGTATTGGGGACGTTAGCGTCTGACCTAACAACCACATCAGTCCCATGAGCCTCGGGATCGTATTCGGGGGTGCCGTAGTATTCGATTTCACTAATCCCCACTACATGCGAACCTATAGTTTCTTCAACTACAACCGCGAAACGATTATATGATTTTGGTGTATTTATATGTATTTCTCTGAATATTCCGCTATCTGGTTCATTTATGACTCGCTCGAGGAGATCATACGTAACTCCATCGGTACTTGCTATTATACTGTAATTTTTGGGCGCCTGTGGGCACGGAATTTGATATGTCCTAGGAAGCATACGGACGAGAGATAAATTTATGCTCACGGGTAATTCGAGGTGTATATACTCACCGGAAAACCCACCAATTGAAGCACTACCCGAATACGATTGTCCATCAGTGCTGAATGCACTCGCACTAGCCCATGATCCAGGATTGTCCGTTACATCGGAGTCGAACACGTGTTCGGCTGCCCATGTGGTCGTATTATACTCGGAACTAAACGTAACCTTATATCCATTTTCATACGCGTTTCGAGAAGCGCTTGTCAAATTCACCCTCGGATACTTGATGAGTTTCTTGGAGCGGGGAAACTCCGTGACCACGTTAGAATTAAGTTTAATAGAAGCTGTATTTGCTGTGTGGAGCATGTCGATGTCCCCTTCGAGGCGGGTATTCCCCACCACGTGTAAATTAGATGTAGGCCCATTAACACCCACGCCAACACCGAGACTTCCTGTAGTCGTATCGATTACCGTATTCGACGAAGCCCCGACGAAAGTCACCTTATCGACGCTCTTGAAATCAAGCGTGCCTTGGGGTGTCGCGATAGGCATATCTATTATGTGTCGAGGTTATTTTCTTGCAAAGTGGGACTCATTCCACTTTGGAAGAAATGTGTTTATGGAGTAGGAGTGGGAGGTGTGGGCCACTCTATGTTCACGAGATTACCGTGTTCATCTAACGTGGGTCGGGCTGTACTCGGAAGATCCCGAAGAGCCTGGCGATACGTCATCCAATTTTGAATATCCAACTCGAGTCTATGAGGGTAATCACGAGTCATGTATTTATCACTTTTATCAAGTAAAGCGTCTCGTTGTTCTCGCATTTTTGTAATAGCTTCAGTGTGTGTCAACTGATAAAGCGTCAATTCGTACATCTCATCGGTTGGTTTGTAAAAGTTTCCATCGTTAAACACAACACTTTCCCATGTACCATTAGATGTATACGGTACACCCGGACACATGGCTTCCAATACCTGGGCAAGCATTTAGTATATAGTAAGATTTTATGAAAGTAATTCGACATAAACGTTACCACCATTAGTCAAACCGTGAGTACCCAAGAAAGTCCGGTTCGTCGCATTCGTCGTGATATACGATGTACCACCTCTTGCCGTGTTACTGCCTGTAGAATCGTATCGAAGAGCGGCGCGTCCACCAGTCGCACCCGCGCCTCCGGCAGCTGAGTCTCCAGATTCGGAACCACCACCACCGAAACCTCCATGCGTTGTTCCTGTACCACCCATAGCACCACCCGCCGGTCGCACACCACCGCGTGCACCCGAAGGAGCGCCGTCTGCGGTCCAACCAGCTCCACCACCGTTATTGTTCCAGTGGGACGTACCACCCCCACCTAACGTACCCTGTGACGATGCATCTGCATGACCCGCTGTTCCGGAGTTATAGTGTCGGGGCCCGGCACCTCCACCTCCACCTGCGACCATATACACATCATCACTATTCGTATACGCTCCCGGTTTAAGAACCCACGTAGCACCACCGCCGCTACCAGATCTATAATTACCAGTTGATTGAGGTGGAGTTTGTCCAACGATAAAGACGACTTGTGTATTAATAGTCAGGGCAATATCGGCACGCACCGCTCCACCGCTACCAGGTGTGTTATTATACGAACCGGTGGACGACGATTCCTCACCACCTCTCGCACCGCGAGCGGTTATCCGATACGTCCCAGTTTTAGGAACCGTCCATAATTGGAAACCGCGTGTCGTGATATTAAAAAAGTTTGTATTGTTCCATGGACTTATATTACCATACGCGGATAAAGCATCGCTAATCTGGGGACCGTACCTTGAATCGCCGTTACAATGTGTAAATGTGTGTGAAGTAAATGAATAGAGTACAGGAGGGTCAGCTATACTGAGATCCACCCAATTACTCGTCCCCCATCCCTCGTATTTATACGTTGTGTTATTAAACCGTATCATCCCCGGGGTTGTCGTTTGGGCAACCGTTGCGGGTCTCTGTGCGGTCGTACCAACTGGAAGGGATACATACCCCGTTCCACCCACTTCCACATTCGCGGTCACGGTCAAATCACCACCCACTTCCACATTCGCGGTCGTCACAAGGGCAGTGGTCGCATTCGTAAACTGCACGGTATTTGAGGTGACGTTTCCCAATTCTACGACATCGTGAAGATTCGATGTATTCGCGGGAGTACCCACAATTTCCACCGATCCGAGCATTAAAGTCCCACCTACGTTGAGGTTAGACGTGGTAGTCACACCTGTCGTAACATTCGTAAAATTTACCGTTCCGGGAACATCGGACGCTGGGGGTGCAAACTCCATAGCCCCAAGTTTCAACACGTCGGTCATGACGTTCCCTGAAACTTTTAGATGTGCATTATTGATATTGAGAACCGAGTTCTCGTGCGTTACATAATACGACATATCTATTATGTGTCGAGAGTATTTTCTTGCAAAGTGGGTTGCACTTTGGAGGAAAAGAACGAGTTATGCATCACTCGGGAGGGACGGGCCAAACGGGGTTCTCTGGATCTTCCGTATTCGCGGGAAGATCACGGAGGGCTTGGCGGTAATCGAACCAGGCCTGTTGTACAGCTAGGTTCGAGTGAGGATAATCTAGAGTAGCATACCTATCTGTTTGTTCGAGGAGGGTGTTCCGCTTGGCGCGAAGGGTGGTCATAATTAAATCATTTGATTGATTTTGTGACATAAGTATCAAAGTTTCTTTGGGAATTGGTTTAAGTGTATACAATTGTTGTATTTTGTAGTACACCGTTTTATTATCCTCATCCATCAGGTCGTATTCAGTCTGCGTCTTTTCCTGACTGTAAACAACGTCACCCGTAGATGTGATCATTTCACCACCTACATGTGTGTACAAGTCACTTGAACCGGGTACACGTGTATTTTCATTCATAATGTATTTATTTTTTTCAGAATCACTTAAATTTTCGTATTCGGTTTTAGTTATATGTTTGTAAATTATACTTTCATAACATTTATCAGAAGTGGATGCGCTTATATCACACCAATATACTATACCACCCCGAAGATTAAGTATGGCAGAGTGTAGTTCGTCCATATATATATCTTTTCATTTTTATTATGAGGAAAATTGCGGGTCATCAAGGCATACACACGCTGCAGAAATGTAATTCCACTCATTATTATAATTTCTTGTTGTCGTTGGACTCGTAGTGTGAGATAGTATTACATAGTCGCCCTCATTAGCGTGTATAAAAACTATACTCGCGTGATGCATATCAGAATTTCCGCCAGATCCTCCCATTGCAATATCATAGATAGTTCCGCGATTCTGTTTGCTATAAATTGTACCCGCAGAATTATACCGGTTATATTGATGTTCGTCCCTGACCGCATATGCTCCACCTGAGTACCAACAATGGGTTCTTAATTGAATTATATACATACCCGCAACCGGGAAAACTAAACCACCCCCCGTTCGCTTCATATTTTGACCCTGTGTATACAGAACGTCGTTGATATTTTGGTCGACAGTTGATTGTTGAACGTAATTCGCGTTATTAACTCGACCAAAAATGGCTGGTAAGCCAGTTGATAGTAAACCATTGAAAAACGCACCACCCTTCACATCCAAAGCCGCCCGAGGCTCCGAAGTTCCAATCCCGAGCCGTCCGGCTTTAAGGGTCATGCCCAAGTCCCCGTGCCCGAAATATTCTTTCTGGTATGCATATAGTTGATATATCTCATCGGTGGTCAGGGCTCGGTTGAATAGGCGGAAGTTTGCGACGGAGCCTGTCATTGGTCCTCCCGATAAATTGGTAGGATATATACCAATCGATAAACGAGAAGTGTTATCTATGATACTAAGTGGCGTTGAACTTTGTGGTAAGTGAACCTGTGTGCCGTCGATGTATATTTTTCTCGTAGTTCCGTCATATGTCCATACACCGGCGTACCATCTATTCGCTTCGATCAGTTTTTCGG